TTAAAGCAAGACATTATTGATGCGGTTGATGGTAAATACAAATTTATGTCAATACCTCTTTTTACTCGTAATGCTGAGACAGGTAAAAAAGGTTTGTTAAGACGTCAATGCACAGCGGATTATAAAATAACCCCAATTAATAGAAAAGTTCGTGAGCTGCTAGGATATCAAAAAGGTCAAAGAGTTAAAAATGGTACAAAGGTTGAGATGTTAATGGGTATTTCGATGGATGAAATTGTAAGAACCAGAATAAATAGATTAAAATATATTGAAAATGTTTATCCTTTAATCGAATTTCAAATGCGAAGACATCACTGTTTACAATGGATGGAGAAAAATAATTACCCTAGACCACCAAGATCTGCTTGTACTTTTTGTCCTTATCATAGCAATGAAGAGTGGAAGGATATTAAAAAAAATAAAGAAGAGTGGGATGAAGTTGTAGCTTTAGATAAAAAAATAAGAAAAGGCACGAAAAAAAATACAGATCTAGTTTATTTACACAAATCAGCAGTGCCCTTAGACGAAGCAGACCTAGAGCCAAATAAAAATCAACAAGATTTGTTTGATGATATCTGTGATGAGGGAATGTGTGGTGTTTAAAAAATGAAGTTCTGGCGCACGCCAACTGCTATTGATTCATCGGAGAACGCAGAGAGATATGCAGCTAGAATTCTTATGGGAAAAAACATAAGACAATCAAATCACAAAGTACAAGAAACATTATCAATCCAGGTATTTAAAGAAATACTAAAAGACAATCCATCACGAGTGCAAGAACTTTTGAAAGATGAAATGATACACCGACCACGTCTCCCGGAACAAGAACCATTTGTAACGTATCTTCGCTCACAAACAAATGCAAAACAATTAAGTGAAGTATCTGGTATTGATTACACCACCGTTGAACATTGGTTTAGATACACAAAATATTTTTCATACCCAAGTAAAGAACATTGGAACATCATTAAAACACATTTTAAAGATCTTAAATACGATGAAGAATTAAATTATGAAGAAGTTAAAGAGTGGAAATAGCCCAGAAAACAGCCACATTTGACACGTTAATAAATATAATGTAGTAAAATATTATATTAAAGAAAGGAAAAAAATGACTGAAGAACAATTATTTTGGAACAGAGTTGGTTGGCTTCGTCACGCAATGATAACCGCTGAAAATTTTGAATTTAGAATTATGTGGTATTGGAAGCTTGAAGAGCTCATGAGGAAAACACCATGAACCCTTTCAATGATTTTTACAATTGCACAAATTGTTGGAAGAAGTATCATCATGATTTGATGATGTTAACAAGTAATGGAATAAATCATTACTGTATAAAATGTTATAATTTAAAGGAGAATGAAAATGAAAAAAAAGACACACTACAATCAAATGATCACAGCGAAAACAAGAAAGTTGCTTGAAAAACTTTGTAAAAGAACAAAGTTATCTAAACCTATGCAGCTAGAAATAATTGTAGAAAAAGAGCATATTAATTCTTTAAATCGCTCACCTAGTTTACTTTCTAGTTATGCCGACTTTCCAAACAAAGATGCCGTTTAATCAAAAAAGAATTTTGGATCATTGGACAGGGGCTCTAATATTTTTTTTAGGGCTTCGATACCACTGTCTAAAATAAAGCTCCATTCATCTTTGGTATATGATTTATTATAAGCATCATTCCAAAATTGAACTGAAACACTTCCGCAGTTCTTACATTCCGTTACCTTTTTTATAGGGCTGTTGGGTAAATCCATAACGCCTCCTATTACGGTCAGTCAGTATAATATAATGTGGTATTTTTGCAACAGAAAGTATGGGGCAGGAGGAAAGTGAATTAAGGGAAAATCTTGCCCCATGTCTTTAATTTAAGTATTTTTTCCGTTTGGGTCAAACATTTTTGTCTCTATGCAATGTAAATCATATGAAAAAAGCTGTATATTTTGAGCTCTAGCCCACTCCTCTACCCAAATAGCTTTTAATTCTTTTTTAGTAATGCAATCATTTTCGCCGTACGTAAGCTCGGCCATATGCCTTACTGTCTCCAATTGTGGTGTGGAGAAAAAAATTATTAGTACCCATATTTTTATCATTTAAAAATTTTATAGTTTTTAAATCCTTCTGGGTCAAGTGGCGGACCGTAGTAAAAGTTTGGGTGGTTGTCCCCATCGTCCCAATATTGGTGGTAATATTCATTTTCTCTTACTTCACCCTGCGACTTACAGACTTCGCAATTAGTGACTGCGATCTCGCATTCAAATTTAAGTTTAACAAAACCGTTTCCTTTGCAATTGTAACAAATCATTTATACCAACCATTTTCTAACCTCCTCAGCTAAAACTGAAGTAGCTAAATTAATTTTGTTTCGTAGAGCAAGTATAATTTTTTCATCTACCGTGCCCTCGGATATTAAATCTATGTATGTTACCTTATTTTCAGTACCAATTCTATGGTTTCTTGCTTCAGATTGTTCTCTTATTTCCAGGTCATAATTATTAGAATAAAACACCGATAAGCTTGCAGCTGTAAGAGTTATACCTCTACCACCTGTCATTGGTTGACCAATAAAATACTTTGTTTCCGGGTCTTCTTGAAATCGTTGAATATATTCTTGCCTTACATTTTGAGGCGTATCACCATAATACGTAACCACGGACGGCGGCCCATATTTTTTTATTAATGTTTTTTCTATCTCTTGAATATCATGACGATAATTCGCCCAAATGATCACTTTTTCACCATGCTCTTCTAGAATAGCGCATAGTTCTTTTAAACGGTTATTTGGTAACGACACCACCTTACCATCATCAGTAGCCAAATGGCCACAAACTATTTGATGAAGTCTTATCATTTGAGCGAGCACCGACGTAGTCGTCAATGTTTTGCTATTGAGCTGCACCAATGCAAACTTTTTCATTTGCATATATGCATCCAATTGCTCCGTTGTTAATGCAACGGATCTTTTCATCCATATTTGATCTGGAAGATCAAGAGCGTCCTTTTTAAGAACACGATAGGAAAACCTTTTTAATTTATAATTTAATTCTTCTAAATTTTTATAACCAACTACTTTATTAAAGGATCTACCACCAAACGATAAGCGCTGCATTTGACAGTGCCGAGCTCTAAATGTGTAAATAGAACTAAAGCCTAGCAGCTCATGATTTAAAAAATTACATTGTGAATACAAATCCTCTGGTGAATTCGTAATTGGTGAACCTGTCATTATAACTCTATACCTAGCAAGACGACCAAGTTTAGTTATTGATTTAGTTCTAATAGCGGTTGAATTTTTTATAACTGTGCTTTCATCCACACACATTAATGTTTGTCTGGTCATTAAAAAACGATCTGCAAATTTTACGCCACGTTGCGTTGCAAACGCATCGACGTTCATTATTAAAATATTTAAATGAACTTTAGCTGGCTCCGTTATAAATAAACTTTGTAATTCTTCTTCGTGTTTTTGTGTTTTTTTACCTGTCCATACAACCACGTTTCTTTCAACATGATCTGGCATATGTGTTTCTATCTCTTTAACCCAAGTTCCTTTAACACCATTTGGACAAATTATTAACAATCCATACACAAAAGAGTTATCATAAAGATAAGAAGTAGAGTCGATTAGCACTTTTGTTTTGCCACAACCCATTTCCATAAGTAATGCAAACTCCTTTTCACCTCTGGAAAAGTGGTTTAACATTGCACCCATTGCAGCTAATTGATGGCTGTATGGCTTAGTTTTAAAGCTATATTTTGTATAATTCATACTTTCTAAAAATTATTTTAACATTTTTATTGTGTCATTGAAATAAAAATAATATATGCTGATTTAGAAAGATGAAAGACGGACAAAAAAGTAAAGTATTTGTGGTACAAGAAGTATCTAAATTTAATATTATTTCGGCTCAAGAATTTGGCGAATTAATACCTTTATTTGATGAAGGCAAACAAATAATGTTGTCGCCTGGACCAGCTGTTAGAAAAGCAAAACAATTGTTAAGAGATTTTTCTGATGATGATTATTTGCTTTTAATCGGAGATCCAGCTATGATTGGATTATCATGTTCTGTTGCTTCATATAATAATAGAGGAAAATACAAGGTGCTTAAGTATGACAGAAGAACTTTTACTTATTTTCCAATACAGATAGACTTAAATGAAAGGAATAATTATGACAGAGAAAATTGATTTTACAAATTATCTTGCTGAACAAGATGATACTGTAAACATAGCAGAAGTCGAAGACATATCAGAAGTAGCTAATACTTATTTAAAAGTTGAAAGTGAGATCACTCATTTAGAAAATGCAACAAAAAATAAAAAGAAAGAGCTGCAACAAATTAATGATAGAATTGTAGAACTTATGGAGAAACGTGGTGTTAAAGAAATTAAACTTCTTAATGGTGACGCTGTAAGTTTTAAAGAATTCTACAAAGGATCAATTACAAAAGATAATGAAGCTGAAGCTTTTAAATGGCTTGAGGATAATGGACATGGAGACTTAATTAAAAATATAGTCTCAATTAGGTTTGGTAAGGGTGAGAACGAATCAGCGGAAAAACTTATAAGTAGTTTAGAGCAAGATGGTTTATATCCAGACCAAAAACGCAAGGTCGAGCCTATGACCTTGAATGCCTTCATTGGCGATCAAATAACTAATGGCAAACAAGTGCCTATGGAACTATTAAGTGTTTTCACAGGTAATAAAGTTAAAATTAAAAAAGGAAAATAACAATGAACGAAGTTACGAAAAAAAAGAAAAGTGAAATATCGACAGACGTTATAGATTTTTCAAGTCAAGCAGGTGTTGGATTTGAAAATGTTGGTGCTCAAGAGATGGCAATACCATTTTTAAAAATTGCTAGCTCTCAAACTCCAGAAGTTAAAAAAAGTAATGCTAAGTTTGTAGAAGGACTAGAGCAAGGACATGTTTTTAACTCTGTTACAAAAGAATTTTATGGTGATATTCTTGTTGTACCATGTGCTTTTAGACCTAGAGGTGTTGAATGGATGCCACTAGGAGAAGGAACTGGAGCTCCACTTAAAATTTATGATCCAAAAGACATCCCTCCTCTTACACGAGGGGCGGACGGCGAAGATCATTACATGATAAATGGTGCATTGAGCCCCTCCTACATTGTTTTGACAGCTGAATATTTTGTGCTGCGATTAAATGATGATGGGACATTCGAAAGATGTCAAATCATAATGCAGAAAACTCAATATAAGAAGTCAAGATATTGGAATACCATGATGATGAATCAAAAAGTTAAAAGTGCGGGAGGACAAATGATAACCTTACCTATGTTTGCTAATGTTTACAAAATGGCTACTGTGCAAGAGCAAAACAAAAAAAATGATTGGTGGGGTTGGAATATAACTTTAGAAAAATCAGTTAACGATTTGAAAAATCCTAAATATATTTTTGAGGAGGCAAAAATATTCCATGACCTTGTATCAAGTGGGCAGATTGATCCTGCTCCAGAAGCTCGTGATGACGGTGACGTCTCTCAAGATGTTACTCCAGCAAGCGCTTCTCAGCAAGTTCTTGGCTAATTAAATATTCCTATGTAAGGGGGCTTAGCCCCCTTTTTTTATTTTAACGATATGAAAGCAGAAAAATTTAAAAAAATATTTAGCGGTTTAGATAGAGCTTTTGGCGAATATCGTTACACGAAAGTCGAAGAGGATGGCAAAAGAGGTGGTAATATGTTTACAAAACATGAAACACCAACTTTAAAACATTTTGAAAATCATTTAAACGGAATTGAACCTGCTCTTGGTATTATACCAATTACAGATGACGCAACATCAGTTTGGGGTTGTATTGATATTGATACATATCCCTTAGATCATAAAAGCATTTTAAAAAAAATTAGAAGTTTTAAGTTACCACTTGTAATGTGTGCATCAAAAAGTTTCGGTGCACATATCTTTTTATTTTCAAAAAAACCACAATCATCATCTTTGTTTAGGCAAAAATTAATGGAGATAAGATCTTATCTTGGATATTCAAAAGCAGAAGTATTTCCTAAACAAGAAAAATTAGCAAATGATAAAGACACAGGTTCATGGTTGAATTTACCTTATTTTGGCGACTCACGTTGGGCGTTTCTCGATAATGGAGATGGCGCTACTTTAGAAGAATTCCTAGAACTTTATGATAAATATGTTGTTGATGATGTTACAAAAGTAAAAATAGAAATTAAAAAAGAAGTTTTTCCAGACGGACCGCCTTGTTTACAAATTTTATCTACGCAAGGTTTTCCTAAAGGAACAAGAAACATGGGTGTTTTCAATGTAGGAATTTACTATAGGAAAGCTGATCCAGATAATTGGGAACAGCTGCTTGAAAAATACAACATAGAATATTGTGATCCTCCTTTAAATACTAATCAAATGGCTACGTTGATAAAACAAGTAGCGACAGATAAAGATGGTAAAGCAAAATATTCTTATAGATGTTCGGAAGAACCTATTGCATCTTTTTGTCGAAGAGGAGTTTGTAAAACAAGAAAATTTGGTAAACATCAAAGTGGACAAGACCATCCAAATTATAGTGATTTGTCAGTATTAGGTAAAGATCCAGCAACCTGGTTTTTAAATATTGATGCACAAAGAGTAGAGTTAGATGATTTAGATCTACTTTATAGTCATAGATTATTACGAAAAGAAATAGGAAGACAGCTAAGAATATTTGTTCCTAAAATGAAGGAGCAAGATTGGGAAGAGGTTTTACCTGTTTTATTCGATAATATAAAAATTGATGAAGGCCCAGAAGAGATGTCTAAAGTTGGTGAGTTCTTGGATTATTTAAAAGAATTTTGTTTAAATCGAGGCGAGTCTTTTTCTATGGACGAATTAGAGATGGAAAAAACATTTACAGACATGGACAACAAATTAGAGTTCAAAATAGATGGTAAAGTCTCAGAAAAAAATCCAACTTATTTAAGATTAGTTGATCTTTCAAGGTGGTTGGAAACTAGTAAAAACTTTAAAGTAAAAAGAGTTTGGATAGTACAAAGATTAAAAGATTTAGGCGGTATCAATACTACTGTTTATGTTAGAAAAACACAATGTAGAGTATGGATAATACCAGCTTTTGAAAGATCGCAAGAAGAAATACCAGTGCCTAAACAAATAAAACAAAAGACTGTTACTAAAACCGATGAAGTGTTAGGATCAAAAAGTGATGATGAGGTGCCGTTTTGATTAATATTATTTTAGGACCACCAGGTACAGGTAAAACCACTAAACTTTTAAACATTTGCCAAGAAAAAAAAGAGCAAGGTATTTCTTGGGACAAAATTGGATTTTTTTCATTTTCAAAAAAAGCTGCTTATGAAGCTAGAGATAGAGCTGGAGAAAAATTTCAAGCTAGTAAAGATGACTTAGTTCATTTTAGAACATTGCATAGTTTTGCTCTTCGACATTTACCAGTTGACGAAAATAATTTAATGAAAACAAAACACTGGAAATTGTTATCTTCAATTATTGGATTTGATTTAGTTTTAGATAGTACAGCTGAATCTATTTATTCTAATACAAATCATCCTTACATAAACTTAATCAACATAGCTAGATTAAAAAACATTTCTTTGAAAGAAGCTTGGAACGTATCTAGTCAAACAATTAATTGGAGTAAATTAGATTACCTTAATAGGTGTATTAATGAATTTAAAAAAGAAAATGAATTATTTGATTTTACAGACATGATTGTTGATTATACAAAAGACAGCTACGTAACTAATTTTGATGTTTTATTTATTGATGAAGCACAAGATATGCCACCAATTCAATATGATATGGTAGAAAAATTAATTAGTAATAGTAAAGAAACTTTTATTGCTGGGGATGATGATCAAGCTATTTTTAGATGGTCTGGTGCAGATGTTGACCGATTTATAAATTTAAAAGGTAATGTAACAGTCTTAGATAAATCTTATAGGTGCCCTAAAAGAGTTCATAGATTAGCAAACTTTATTATTACAAAAGTAAAAAATAGAAGAAATAAACAATGGAGCCCTAAAGATGAGGACGGTAAAGTTTATAGACATGCTAGTTTAAAACACATAGATTTTTCTAAAGGTAATTGGCTTGTTTTAGGAAGAACAAAAAAGATAAGAAAAGATATTATTGAAAATTTTTTCTTAGAACAAGGTTATTGGTTTGGACAAGGTGATAAAAGACCAGTGGCACAATCTATTATTGATGCTATTTTAACATGGAAGAGATTAAAATCTGGTCAACAAATTAATTTAAAATCTGCAAAAAATTTATATTCAAAAATTAAATCTCAAACTAAAGAAAGTTCAATTGGTATCAAAAGAGGTTTTAAACAATTAAAAAACACAAGTGATGATGACATGTTCACTATGAAAAATTTAAAACAAAATCATGGTTTGTTATCAGATGGTGATTGGTATGATGTATTAGATAATGTTGATGGACGAGATCTTACTTACATTCGTAGATTAGAGAAGATTGGAGAAAAAATAGATGGCGATCCTAGAATAAAAGTATCAACAATACACATGGCTAAAGGTGGCGAGTGTGATAATGTTGTAGTTTTAACAGATCTAGGTCCATTAGTTTACAAATCTTATTTAAAAAATCCAGACGATGAACATAGAGTTTTTTATGTAGCCGTTACTAGAGCTAAACATAATTTACACATTATTGAACCACAAAAAAAATTAGGTTACAGAATTTATGGCAACGAAATTAACTAAACAACAAAAAATGAAAAAAGATTTAGATAACTTTTTTAAAGAAAATGACAAAAAAATTGAAAAGTTATTAGTAAAAGAGTGGGGTTTTGATTTAGATTGGGTTAAAAAAGCTAATAAACAATGTGAAAGGAATAGGAAAAGTGGAAAATAATTTAGGATTGATGAAATTTACACAGTCAGAATGGGTGCCACCACATGAATTACCAGATCTTTCTGATAAAAAAGTCATAGCTGTTGATTTAGAAACTTATGATCCGCAATTAAAATATTCTGGACCAGGTTGGCCTACTAAAAATGGTCATGTAATTGGTATTGCAGTGGCCGTAGAGGGTTGGAAAGGATATTTTCCTATTAGACATGAAAATGGTTTTAATTGGGATAGAAAAAGAGTTTTAAATTGGTTTAAAAAATTAATGCAATTAGACTCAACAAAGGTCATGCATAATGCTCTTTATGATTTAGGTTGGCTTTATGCTGAAGGAATAGATGTAAAAGGTAGAATAATAGACACCATGATTTTAGCGCCAATAATTAATGAAAATAAATTTTCATATTCTTTAGCAGCTGTTGGTAAAGATATGCTTAATGAATACAAAGATGAAACATTATTAAAATCTGCTGCAGCTGAATTTGGAGTTGATCCAAAAAATGAAATGTACAAATTACCAGCTATTTATGTGGGGCCATATGCTGAACAAGATGCAGATTTAACTCTTAGATTATTCAATCACATGAAAACAATTATTGAAAAAGAAAGCCTTAGTTCTGTTGCAAAACTTGAAATGGATTTGTTACCAGTTATTTTTGAAATGATAAAAAAGGGTGTAAGAGTTGATATTGAGAGAGCAAATCGTTTTAAAAAAACTTTTAAAAATACAGAAAAAAAGATTCTTGATGAAATATTAATTGATACAGGCATCGCTGTAGATATTTGGGCTGCAGCAAGTGTAGCTAAAGTTTTTGATAAATTAAAGATAAAATATCCAAGAACAGAAAAAACAAACTCACCTAGCTTTACAAAAGACTTTTTAATAAATCATAAACATCCAATAGCAAAAAAAATTCAATCAGCTAGAGAATACAATAAAGTTCAATCTACTTTTTTAGACACAATTTTAAAACATGGAAAAACAGGTAGAATTCATGCAAGCATACATCAAATGCGTGATGGAGAATCTGGCACCGTTTCTGGAAGATTAAGTTATAGTAACCCTAATCTACAACAATTACCTGCAAGAAACCCAGAAATAAAAAAACAAATTAGAGGATTATTTTTACCAGAAGAAAATGAAACGTGGGGTAGTTTTGACTATTCGCAACAAGAACCACGAATAGCGTCTCATTATGCACATAAACTTGGATGTGAGGGATCGCAAAAAATTGTAGATGAATATAATAAAAATCCAGATGCAGATTTTCACATCATGGTTGCAGACATAGCTAATATAGAAAGATCTCAAGCAAAGACAATAAACTTAGGTTTGTTTTATGGTATGGGCGTAAATAAATTATCAAATGAGCTGCAAGTTGAAAAAGAAATAGCTAAAGAAATATTAAAAGAATATAATAAAAAAGTACCATTTATCAAAGACTTAGCTTCACAAGTTTCTAATTATGCAAATCAAGAAGGTTATGTCAAAACTTTAAAAGGTAGAAATTGTCGTTTTGAGTTATGGGAGCCCACTACTTTTGGAGTTTTTAAAGCATTACCAAAAGACCAAGCAAAATTAAAATATGGAAAACATCATCATTTAAAAAGAGCTGGAACTTACAAAGCGTTAAATAGATTAATTCAAGGTTCAGCTGCGGATCAAACAAAACAAGCAATGATAAATTTATTTAAAGAAGGCATGACTCCTTTAATACAAATTCATGATGAACTAACTTTAAGTTTTGATGGCAGTGATGAAACAAAAAATAAAATTATTTCTGTTATGGAAAACGCTATAGAATTATCTGTTCCAAGTAAAGTTGATTGTGATTTAGGAAAATCTTGGGGAGAGGCAACCTAGGTTTTCTGCGGTAAAAACGAAATTGCTTGACTATAATATTATATAATATAATATGACATAGTAATTAATTTAAAAAAATTAATTTGTTCTTTAAAAAGTTAATATGACTATCAATCTACATAAAGGAGAAATTATGTCCACTTTAGACGTTAAAAAAAATGTTCGACACGATTTTAATTCACCAAAAAAATTATATCATATTGAATTTTATAATGACAAGTATCCAATTGTTGAATTAGTAAATTGTTACGGAGTTTATAAAAGACAAAAAGATTTACTAATAAAACGTAAACGAGAACTTGGCACAGTTGGTGGTAAAAAAGTTAAGACACAAAAAATTTGGCAAAAATATAAGCCAAATCTTATTTTTGATGACTTAAATTTCGCTAAAAAAATGGCTATAATCGAATTTAAAAAATGGCGATTAGAAAAATTAAATAGACAGATTGAAAAATCTAAAAATAATATTGAAAATACAAAGAGAGAGATAGAAAATGTTGAAAACTCCTCTCTTAATATTGTTGACGTAAAATACAACGATTCAAACAAAGATATATTTAGTATATCATTATTTTAACCAAGATAGTCATATTGCTTTTTAAAAAAAGAAAGGAATAATAATGAATTTAGAAGCAAAAATAATAGCTTGTGCTGAAAGATTAGGCAAGAAAGCTAGGAGAGATCCAAGAACTTTAGAAGAATTTAAGGTGAGGAATGATTGGGAAAGAGTAAAAAAGATATTAGTAAAAAGGTATAAGCGATATGATTAATCTTCAAGAGCTCGTTCTAATAATATTTCGAGTCGTATTACTCGTTCTTTTATCTCTGGTATGTCTTGCATTATTGCCTTTTCTAATAATAGTTGCTTTGTTTCTAGAGCCTCTATTTTCTGGGAAACCATACCGTAGGATATACCTGCGGACACGAGTATTATGCCGAACCAAACAAGATTTCTTAAATTAAAATCTTTGTCCATAAAATCCTCCGTATGGTGAAAACAACGATCCAAGACCCATACCAAAATTCTGCATAGGACTAAAACCTAAGTTTACACCTTGACCTCTATTACCCAACAAACTTGATATACCCTCTTCTATTTTTGTGAGTCTATCATTTAAACTAGTAAATTGATCGCCAAAACCAGTCAATTGATTTTGAAAACCTATAAATTGTTCCTCAAAAGGATTTACACTAGCAATAGTTTCTGGTCCAGAAACAGTTATAGGAAATCCTTTAGTGCCGTCTAATAATGGAGGTTTAACAGTTTGAGAAAAAGATTCAGTATTAGGCGTACTTGGTGTTGCTTGCTGGTAACCAGGCACTGGGTTTAATGGATTTAATTGATCACCTATTTCTACTTGTTTTAAAGGACCAGCACTTAAAACCTCTGACTCAAACAAATCCCCTTGACCAATTGAGTCTAAATACTGTTTAAAAGCTCCCGCCATAGAACTATTCATCATCATATCTCGGCCCTTGTATTTAAAATTCACTGCATCTTGTTGCATCATGTTAGCGTTTTTACGAAACTCAGAATCTTGAAATCCCTGCATGATCGGATCAATCATTTCTGTACCGCCTCTTGGTGTTACAGCGCTAGGGTTAGGCACTAAAATTTTTTGACCACCAGCTAAAGGATTTTGGTATATAGGTCTAGTAATCATATTGCTTTTGAAAACATTAAACTAGCGCCAGCATTATCACCTAGATTGCCTGTTAAACTTAAATTACCACCAAACATTGGTTGATTAAATTGCAAAGATCTATTTTTTAAGTCAATATCTAAACCTTGATCGTCTGATAATCTTCTATAAACATTTTGCATTGTGTTCACAGCTTGGTTATTTTGTAAATCTTCTAAAGTTGGCATTAAATTTATACCTAAAGCTAAATCAGTTTCACTTGGTAAAGCATTTATTATTCCAGATTGATTATTTGTTTGATTATTAATAGGAACAATGTCTTTTAAAAGACTTTGAGCTTTTAATATATCTCCAGATGTTAGTTGATTAGTATCTTTAAGTTTTTCAAAAGTCTCAGCAAAATTTGGAGGTAATGCGGATACGTTTGCTATGCCTTTATTCATAACATTTCTAAAATTATTTAGCAGCATTCCGCTCTCAATGTTATAAGTTTCGTCTAAATTATTCATGTTAATTCTTTGTTTAGTTTTGTCTTTTGTATCTTTTATTTCTTCAATATTAGTTGAATCAGCACTAACCATATCCACAATTGGGTCTCTAAAATTAGGATTTATAAATAGATTTGGATCATAAGGTTCGCCTGGTGTGTATGGCAACTCTTCTTCTTTTCTATCAATGTTAAAAAAATCTAAAGTGGTGTCTACAACTTTGTTTTTAGCGTTAACCATACCAGATAAAAAATTACCTATCATTGTTTTTTCAGCTATTTTTTCTGGTAATTCTGTCGCTAATAAATTTAAAGTTGCCGTAATTGGAAATTTTTTCTTATAAGCAGCTCTGTTTTCAGGAGAGGCTTTAATGAATTCATCTATTTTACCTTGATATTCATTTGGTGTTGATGACAAATAAAAATCTGCAATAGCTTTTTCAGCTTGTGATAAAGACTCATATCCATCTTCTAACATTTTATCTCTAATATGATTAAACTTACCAGTTCTTTTTCCAAAATTTCTATTTAAATCTGGTTTATCTGTTCTAAAACCTTCTTGACCTTTACTCGCAACAATTTGATCTAGTTGTTGCTCTGCATTAGATTGATTTCGCTCTTGCACTATTTGTTGATAAGCTTTTGTATTTTCTAAACCAACTCTTCTTGAAGGAGTATTAATTATTTGTTGAGAATATTGTCTACCAAAATCCCCACCGTGACCCGGAGCGTGAGGCATGTTACACCACCATTTGTTTAGGTTTCTTTCTGTTCATTAAACTTGCAATTCCACCGTGTGCGGCGAACAATGGCAAGCCAACAGATTCTAACCTTTGTTGAGTTTGTGGATTTATTCCAGAACCCACAGGACCAGGCGTGCTTTGAGTTGTTGGTAAAGCAGAAACTGGTTGTATAATATCAGTTACTAATGATGAACTAGGATCTGGTAAGGTTGTAGTGTCGTCTAAATTTATTTCTATTAATGATTCTTCGTCACCAGTTGTTGTAGTATCGTTTTGTATTGAATTTAATAATTCTTCGGTGCTGTCTTTTTTATCTTGATCAACTTCACTGTCTAATTTGTTAGGTTGAGCATCCATAAAGCTTAAACCTTCTAGATCACTTTCAGATATTAAACCCTCTACATTTAATTCAGTAGCAACATTCTTTGCTTGAAAAGGCTCAAAATAACCTTCCTTTACTCCTTCCTCCATAATATTGAGTAAAGATCTTTGCACCAAACCACTAAATTTTCCCTCACCAGCTGATCGAGCAAAATTTAAATTCATTAAACTATTAACAAATTTTGGATTGGTAAAAGCTCTAGATATTACTGCTGGCCCACCTAAAATTAAAGCAGATGTTGCTACAGTTCCAGGATCTCCACCACCTAATGTCAAAAAACCTAATGCCGAACCAAACTGACCAGCTTGTAAGAATAGGGTTCCAGCACCAGTTTCAATACCTTTTTGTTGAGCTACGTTTAAAGCTTTCAAATAATTTTCAAAATTTTGTAAAGCCGCCGCACCTTGTCTGCCTCTAAAAAGTGCAGGCATAATATTTTTTCCCTTACCTCTAAAATTACTTATTTCATTTAAAACATTTTTTGCATTTATAAAACCAGTTGTTGCATCGGTGTTATTAGCTAAAACCCCTGAAATAAAGTTACCTTGTATTTTTTTAGCAATTAAATCTCCACCCTCTCTTGTTAAAACTTTTTTTGCTACAGCGTCATCAATTAATTTATAAAAAGCATCTATTCTTGCTGGCTTACCAGCTTGCACAAAATTTTTATAAAAAGCATCAGAAATATCTAAGCCTTTTTTTGTAAACCCAGATGATTCTGCTGTTAACAAAGTTGTTATAAAATCTGAATTAAAAGATTCAGCACCTTCTTTAAAAAGACCATTAGCTTTTGCATAAGCATCTTTAATCAGCTTTATTTGTTCTTTTGAATATTTACCTGATTGAATTAAAGTTTGCATAGAATTATCTATGTTTTTATTCATCGCATCAAACATAGCTCCAGAGATAAGTTTAACTTGATTGCTTTGAGCAACTCCAGTGGTGTAAATTCCAGTATCACCTAAAAGTTTCGATCTAATCTTGTTTGCTGTTACTATGTCAACTCTGTCTGGAAGACTATTGATGTATTTTTCTAAAGCATTTAAATTAACATCATTAACCTCAATTGGTCTATTGCCAGTGCCTCTACCAAAAACAGTTTTCTTTTGATTTTGTAGTACAGTTTTTAAATCAGATATGTCTATTACTTTAGTAATACCAGAAACACCTTTAACTGTTTTACCAACATTTTTGTATGCAGCTTCAATGGCTTCATCATAAAAATCACTACCTTTAAGTAAAAAATTCTTAATTAAATCATCTACATTTTCTTGCGTAGCTCGTTTCATAAAATTTCTTACCATGTTTGCAGTAAATTCATCTGAACCCTTCATTACACCACCTTCAGTAAATTCTTTGCTTAAATACTTTAACATTGACTCGATTATTTTTTCTTGAGTTTGTATTCCTTGTCTTTGCATTCTAGCACCACCAACTAGTGAAATATTGGCAATTTGTTCCAACATATCTATTGTTCGAGATGATGATAATTTAGCTGGTGTAATAGTAGTACCAGCTTCTTGAGCTATTTTAAGAGCTATTTGTGCATTGTCCTCTATGGCCTTACCTTTGTCTCCTTGAAATATTTTTCTTAAACTCGGAAAATATTTATGAAATATTTGAAAAGCACCCTCTCCAGCTGCCTCCCTAGCACCATAACCCAAAGCCTCTAAATAATCCGCCCCAAATGCACTAGAGCCTCCAGCTCCACCGACAAATGCTGCAAATGTTTTAGTGTATCTTGGATATTTTGCTACAAAAGCTGCAATCCTTGCTGGTAGAGTTGCTTGACCAACATACGGTAAAAAAGTAGGTAAGATAATGCCGCCAGCTATTGCCGCTATTTCTTTTTGAACATCTTTATTTGTAAAAAAATTACCAGCTTTTTCTGTTGCAAAATGTATTTTTGCAAAATCAAAATCATTTTCAGCGTATCTTTTACCAATAAATGATCCATAAAAACTTTTAATACCATTAAATTCTTCTTGTGATATTGGCTTTAGTGGTAGTGGTATTCTTCCATTTTTTCTCTCAGAGTCTACAGCTGCTTGTGTATCATCATCTAATAATCCAAATCTTTCAAAATTTAGAAGTCTTTGGATTTCTTTAGACTCTTGTGAAATTTCATTTAGAGTTGAATAAAGATTTTCATTAACATCAGCTTCGTTTTCTGCTTTAACTACCATTTATTCCCCCTGTCCTTGTGCTTTAATATTTTCTAATATTTGTTCAAAACCTGTTTTGATTTCTTCATCACCAAATAATATTTGATCTGTGCCAACATCACTTATTGTGCCGTAGCCAGCACTTTTAAAGAATTTATTAAAAGTGTCTTTATTCGTTAATTGAGTTATTAAATCCATATTTATATTTAAGTATGGTATAGCGTTTTGTATTTGATCTTCACCAAATAATCTGCCAGCGATTTCAGATTGAGTTTTCCATTCAGCATCATAATTTTTGAGTTGATTTATATACATTTTTGCAGCAATATCTAAGAATTCTGTTTTAGTAGTTCCAGACAATCTTCTGCCCTCACCTTCTCTAAGATTATTATAAGTTTTCCAAATAAATTCTGGTACACCTCCTGCAGTTTCAGCTGTTGCAAACTCTCCTTCTCTAACAACTGAATTAGGGTCTAACATTTTCATAAATTGATAAACAAATGCAATATCACCAGCACCTGTGTCAGCGGTTGCAGAGTTAACAAGTTCAAACATTTTATCTTGTCTTTCAGCAGTATTTTTATAAATGTCAGAATCGTACCATTTGTCCTTATAATCGACGACAGCACTTACTTTTTTCCAATCTTTTTCTGGATTGTTTAATTTAAATTCTAACTGTTCAATTTCTAAAAGCTGTTTTGTTGCTTCATTTGTTAATTTGTCATTTAGGAAATTTAATTCTATTACACCTTGGTCATTAATTATACTTTGACCTTTTGTATCCATAATAGTCTTTTCAATATCTGTTTTTAGTTTTTCAATTCCTAAATCTTTTTCTGTTGGAAGATATTCAATATTTATTTGTTGTTCTATAATATCTAGTTGTTTAGATTGATTGTCTAAAATTTTTGCTTGTATCTCATCATTTATTCCCTCTTCTTTAATTATATTTTGGAATCCTTGATATTCATTTTCTAATTCTAATTTTTCACCAGTAAGTTTTAAATTATCTATCTCTGCTTTTTTCTGTTCAAGTAACAAAATATTATTATTTTGATTGAAGTCATAATCTTGACTTAATAAATTTATCTCTTGTTCGAGTTTATCGCCAGTTAAATTAGCTAATCTGTCAGCGTATTTATTTTCTATTTCTTTTCTTTTTAAATCTTGTAGCTTTACATCAATATCAACACTCAACGATTCAAGTTCCAAAATTTTCTTTGGTCTTGCAAATTCATTATTTATCGATTTTTCTGTATTAGATAAATCTATGCTTTTGATCTCAGCCTCTAGTTTATCTGGTAATGTATTAATATTAATGTCTCTAATTTCATTTTCTTTTATTGTTGCTTGTATTAACTCTTCTTGAGCATTGATATCAAGTTGTGCTAATATATCTGCATATTTTAATTCGATATCTTTTCTTGCATTATCACGTTTTATTCCCTCTGTTTCACTCTTAATTTTTTCTACATTAGCTAAAGTTACAGCTACTGAATCAGCTGTATATAAATCTTTATTGTTTTCTATTTCAGAAGTTTTCCTATAAACAGCTTGTAAACTTTCATCTTCAGGAGTATCTGGATTATCTCTCAAATAAACTTTCATTAAAGGATCTTCTACTTTTTTTAAAGATTGCTGAAGTGCTGCATTACGTATTGCAGCTTCATCTTTTCTATTTAATTTATCGTATGCTGTTGCTATCTGACCAACTTTTTGTGAACCTGTAGCAAGTATTTCAGTCAAAGGCGCTCCTTGTGCATAAGCAAAAGCTAGAGGCGCAACCACTTGTGTAAGCATTTCACCTTGCATTTGTTCTTTTCCGGGACTTTGCCCTCCTAGTATTTCTTTAAAAATTCTATAGTTTTCTTCATATTTTTTTTTTAAAGCTGAGTCAGTAGTGCTATCATCACTACTAGTGTCGGCAAACAAATCATAAAAAACACCTAGTTGGTCAGCTAATTTTGTATCTTCCATTTCTTGCAATCTTGGATCTCCAGAGGCCATTAAATATTGATTTTCTGTTCCAGACATCTCACCTAAAATTGATGAACCATTTTGTCTATTTACTATCCCACCATCTCTAAAACCAGGTATACCACCTTGTGCTTGTGGTGTAGCTTGAGGCATAGTCATTTGTGCTGGCGAAGACATCGCTATACCTGTGGTACCAGCTTCAGTGTCTAACATTTGCATTAATGGTTGTATTAAAGCTAAAACACTATCTGGAGTTTGTTCAGCATCTTTTTCTCCAACATACTGAGCAAGTTCATCTCTTCTTTGTTCTTCTGTAGCTGAATCACCTCTAGTAGAATTCATTAATTCAGAATAATCTTGAGCAGAATCTATTTTTTGTTTTCCCTCTTCACCTTTTTTTACAATTTCAGATTGTTCCTCTTCACCAAAACCATCCATAATACCAATATTTTCTGCATTTACTTTTTCACCTTGTTGAGGAGAACCCTCTTGTCTAAATCTCATTTCAATATCTTTTAATCCATTGACTTCTCCACCTTCTGCAAAAGGTAATCTAATTCCAAATAGAGATCTTTCACCTTCTCTTGTTACTGCATTTGGATCAAATGGCAATTCACCTTCTCTAGTAACGTCGCTTTTTTTGTTAGAAATTAAATCATTATATTGTTTTAATAACGCAGAGCTAACGCCTGGTGCATTAAGTTCAGTAGCAAATTCTCCCTCTCTAAGCACTGCATCCTCGTTAATCTTTTTTATTTGATTAAAAATATTACTAATGTTTTGTTGAGCTGTCGGTTCTTGTTGATTTAAAGCCTCACTTACTACACTATCTTTTTCCTTAGTGTCTAAAAATTTTTTTTCACCTTCTCTTACAACACTATCTTTATCTTTTACTTTTTCTAAACCTTCCATCATTTCCATTTCATCAATATTGTCTGCTAAAAAAGCATTGTATAAATCTACTAATTCTTGATCTGCGTTTGTGTTAGATTTTGTAGCGAACTCACCTTCTCGTAAAACACTTTCTGGATCAGATTCTTTTATTTGTCTAAAAAGTTCACCCAATGCTTTAAATTTAGCTTGATCTCTTTCTTCTCTAAATTTTTCTTGTCTGAATTCATCAGTCTCAGCATCATAATTTGGATTAAGTCTTTTAAATAATTGAAATAAATTAGTTAAAAAAGGTTCTGGATTCATGCTTACCTCACCTCTCTCTGGTGAGCCATCTTTTCTATTAACCACGGTTGACGTACGGTTAAACATAGGTCTATTTAAAACCGACATTAAAACACTCCTAATTTCTTTAAACCAGCTATTCCAGACAATGCTCCTATACCGACACCAATAGCTTGCTGTAGAGGGCTTGCGCCTGTTCCACCACCGCCTGTTGTTAAAACTTGAGCTGATGTAGGGGCTCCTTGATAAATGTCAGATAAGAATCCTAATTGTTGATATGGTTGCATTAAAGGTTCTAATATATTTCTTCTCTTAACATCCTCTTGTTGTTGTGCAAATTGTTGTTGAACACCACCAATACCTAATAGTTGACTAACATCTTGTTGTCCTAAAGCTTGAGCTTGTTGTCCTAATGATGCAAAACCTTGACCTAGAGCTGCTTGTTGTTGACCAAGACCACCTATTCCAAGTGCAGCTAATCTTTCTCTTTCTCTTTGAGTAGCTAAACCTTGTTGAGCTTGAGCAAAGTTTTGTAAATTTAATTGAGCTAATGCTCTTGCTCTAGCATCTTGTAAATTACCTGCAAGTTCAGCTTCTTGAACTCCCATTCTTGCTCCACCGAATGCTCCTACTCTTTGAGCTTGATCACTTAATTGAGTTTGCGCTAATGCTCCTTGTTTGTCTAACTCAGCCATAGTAGCGTCTATCACAGCTTGTTGAAACGGATTCATAAACGGATCTAAATCAGCTTGCGTTGGAGCACCTCTGACTGCGTCTAGTTGATTAATTGCTTGTTGAGTAGTTCCTAAACCAGTTGTTAACGCTTGTTGTGCGGTGTCTAAAAATGGTTTAAAACTCCCAATACCTTGTCTAGCTAAAGTTAAAGCATCTTTTTGATCTTGAGTAAGTTCAGCTAAAATATATTCTGGTATTTCGTAACCTTTTTCTGTTAAGGCTTTCGCAGCATCCATTAGCCCTAATTTACGGGCTTCAATATCTGGGGCTTCTCGTTGTATGTACTCTTCAACCATTATGCTGCTACTCCTCTTGATTGTGGCGATAGTGTACCACCTTTTTCTAAATTTTTCATCATTTGATACATTCTTTTTGCGCCAGCTCTTCTGTCGCCTCCACCAGCATTACGAACTGCTTTTGCAGTAAACACAAATTCACCATCACTTAACATAGCTGGTATATCATCACTTGTCCCGGTGCCCGGACCATTGATGGCGCCTGTCTTTCTAGGAAACTTCATATCTGATCCATTAGCCAATTTCATTATTCCGCCACCATCTTTTGCTCTAATGAAATCGCTTGGTAAATCTTCTCTTGGAACACCAAAATAATTTTGCAAGTCATCCATATAGTATGGTTTGACACCTATGCCCGCAACTTGAAATTGTTGTGGGTCAGAATAATAAAAAGGATTTAATGCATAAGGATCACCAGGTACAAAATCTTCTTCAGCTTTTTTAGCTTCCAGATAGGTCATAATAGGTGCGGCAACAGTAAGACCAGTTGCTGCTTTACTTAGTAAACTACCAGCTTTTTTAGCTGTCTCTTTTCCTGTCCCTTCAATAATTTTTTTAGTGACTAGTTTTTCCATTTCTGGATTCTCAAGAATTTTTTTAGCTGCTTCCTCTTCAATACCATTGTCTACTAAATATTTTAGTGGAGTTGTACCTCCGTCACTAGTTGTTAAAGTTTCTGCTGCTCTAGGCATTAATTTATTTAAAACATTAAAATCATCACCAAATGCAAATCTACCGCCGATACCTCTTCCAGCAAATTTTTGTAAAGGCCCAAACCTTCCAGCAATTGAACCAATGCCGTAACCAAGAGCGGCATTCTTTAATGACTCGCTTACACTTTTACCAGCAATTAAACTGCCGATACCAGATCCAATACCTGCGCCAGCAGATCCACCGAGCATAAAGCCAATACCTGCGCCTGCTATAGGAGCTACTTTTTTTACAGTATCTTTTACTTTTTTAAATATTTTACCAACAAAACCGCCGATACCATACCGTGGGATTGATTGTAAAAATTGTTCATCAGTCATGCATAATCCTTTGTTTAGCAACTTTATGTTTGTTGAAAGGCAAGCTTGGATGAACTTGAAGATTTAACCAATTTAATCATATATTTATAGGCAAATTATTGCTATATGACAATAGATAAATGGAGGAGATTCGAATGCAGAAAGAAATAAAACTACAATTTGATACAATTAGACCTTTCGGTCCCACAATAATGAGGGGCAAAATGCCTGATTTCATAACAAACATGTTAGATAAAAAGTCAACTGAAATGCTCGACGATAAAAAACTTTCAAAACAATTTGATCATTCAAGTAATTTAGCAGGCAACGTTAAACAAGAGGTAAGGTTTCCACAAGAGTGGATGAATACTGAAGAATTTTTACCTATGGCACAACTTATAGGAGAGATGGTTAAACATTATATTTCTATACCACCAGCTAGTGAAACAATTAAACCTGAATTCGTAGGCAAAATGATTATAGAATCTATGTGGGTTGTCAGTCAATGGGCTGGAGATTTTAATCCTTTTCATATACACGAGGGTCAACTTTCTGGAGTGTGTTATTTAAGAGTTCCTCCAAGTTTACCTGAAGAATACGCAAAAGAAGATCATTACCCAACTGTTGGAGATATTTGTTGGTTTAATGGTCAAGCTGCTACTTTTAGTGGTCACAAACATCAAGAATCACCAAAAGTAGGAGATATTTTTTTATTTCCTAATTGGTTAGCGCACGGCGTATACCCATTTAGAACAAAGGATGAAGAAAGAAGATCCGTTTCATTTAATTTACATTTAATAAAAAAAGATGAAACACCAGTATCTTCATGAACCATAATAAAAATACAGAATTTGTGATGTACGTTGACAATTTTTTATCACAAGAAACGCTGGAGTCATTACAAGAAACTTTTTTAAAAATTAAATACACTGAAGTAAAAAATCCAGAGGGTCAAATATATGGACGAAGACATACATTTCCACACAGTTTTCACAGTGACCCCTTATTAAATTTAATAAAAAACTATTTTTTTCCCAACAGAGACTTAGAGCCAATATCTGTTAGTGCACATATTCGAGTCAACAAAGAGCCTTTGTTTCATGTTGATGTCGAGAAAGGTAATGTTGCAAACTTACTTTTGTTTGTAAAAGGAGAGCCACTTTTAAACAATGGCACGGGATTTATGAGAAAAGATCAATTATCTTCACACATTGGTTTTGTTGAAAATAGGGCTTTGTTTTTTAACGGTAGTATAATACCTCATTCCGACTTACAATCATTTGGCGAAAGCAGTGAAAGATATACGTTAAATATTTTTTATAAAGAAGCTGAAAAAAAAGATGGCAAGCTTTGACATTATTAAATATCCAATGGTTAGAATAACTTGGTTAGATGCTAAAGATACAGAAACGGGCTGGTTACATATTAAAGATATTGTAAACGCTCCGTTAGCCGTGTGCCAAGAGGTAGGATATATGGTTGTTAATAATGATGACAAAATTGTAATAATGCGATCTTGGTGCGTAGACAAAGATGATGACCATGGTGGTGGAGCGATAGCGATACCAAGAGGCTGGGTAAGAAAAATAGAGTATTTAAAAGTAGAGTATGCAACAACATAAAATATTTATAGGCACACCTTGTTATGGCGGTATGTTAACAGCTGATTATTTTAAAAGTTGCATGCAACTTGTTGCTCTAGCAGCAACTAAAAAGATAGAACTACAATTTGGAACGATAGGTAATGAATCATTGATTACTAGAGCACGTAATACTTTAGTTCAATTATTCATGGATGGTGATTATACACATTTATTATTTATAGACTCTGATTTAGCTTTTAACCCTAACTCTGTAATTAGAATGTTAGAATATAATAAAGAAATAGTGACAGGAATTTATCCAAGAAAAACGATAGATTGGATAAAGGTTAAAAATAGACTGAAAAAAAATCCAGAAATATCAGAAGATGAACTGCTTGCAGCGTCATTACAATATAATTTAAATGTAAAAAATCCTGATAAAATAATGTTGGACAAAGGTTTTATTGAGGTGCTTGATGGACCTACGGGTTTCATGATGATTAAAAGAGAAGTGTTTGAACGTATGGCAAGAATATATCCAGATCTTAAATTTAAACCTGATCAGCACATCAACCAATCTCACGATACAGAGTTTAATTATCATGAAACTTCTGATTGGAATTATGCTTTTTTTGACACTATGATAGAGCCACAAACAAAAAGATATCTATCTGAGGACTACGCTTTCTGCCGTTTATGGCAAAATATGGGTGGTAAAATCTATGCTGATATAATGTCAGGCATGACTCACTACGGAAATTATGCTTTTAAGGGTAATGTTGGAACTCAATTCTTGCCTCATAACAATAAGTAATTTATTATAAATCCATGCAATTAGTAGATTTAAAATTCAAACCAGGCATAGATAAACAAGACTCAGCTTATTCTGCAGGAGATCAACGTAAATATATAGATTCTGATTTTGTAAGATTTCATTATGGTAAACCTGAAAGATGGGGTGGGTGGGTTAATTTACCAAATCCTAATGTAACCGTGGTTGGTGCTGTAAGAGACACACATTCTTGGATTGGTTTAGATGGAACAAGGTATTTAGCATTAGGCACAGATAGAAAACTATATATTTTTTCTGAAGGTAAAGTTTATGATATAACTCCATTAAGAGAAACTCAAGCTTTAACAAATCCTTTTACCACATCAAGTGGATCATCAACTGTTACTGTAACAGATAATACTCACAATGCTGAGGTAGGTGCTTTTGTAACTTTTGATAATGGATCTACAAATGTTGTCGATGGTATAGATTTTAATAATGAATTTGAAATTTTAACAGTGCCAACTGCTAATACTTTTACTATTAATGCTGGAACTAATGCAACAGGATCAACAGCGAGTGGTGGTGGTTCAACCACTGCTACATATCAAATTAACCCAGGACCTACAACATCATCATATGGGTACGGTTGGGGAACAGACACTTGGGGGGCAAGCACATGGGATACACCAAGATCATCATCTAATGTTGTAATAACAGCAAGAAATTGGTCTTTAGACAATTTTGGTGAAGATTTAATAGCAACAGTTTTAAATGGGGGAACATTTATTTGGGACACCTCGGGTGGTTTAGCTGCGAGAGCAACTGCCTTGTCTAATGCTCCTACAGCATCAAGATTTAGTTTAGTCTCTACAGACACAAGACATTTATTAATATTTGGAACAGAAACGACTATAGGTAATACTGCTACACAAGACGATTTATTATTAAGATTTTCTGACAGAGAGGACGCTACAGATTATACACCTGTTGCAACAAATGAAGCAGGGTCATTACGTATATCAGATGGATCAATAATTGTAGGAGCTATCAAATCAGCTGGTCAAATTCTTATTTGGACAGACACTTCATTACATGGTCTACAGTTTGTAGGATCACCTTTTACATTTGGATTAAGACAACTTGGTGCAAATGCAGGTTTAATTGCTCAACATGCTGCCATAGAAGTTAATGGGGTAGCATATTGGATGTCTGATGACGCCTTTTATCTATATGATGGTGTTGTAAAAAAAATGCCCTGCTCTGTTCAAGATTTTGTCTTTGATAATATTAGTTATACTAACAAAAACGATATCGCTGTTGGCCTAAACACTGCCTACAATGAAATTATATGGTATTATCCTTCAGCAAACGCATCTCAAATAGACAGGGCTGTTGCTTATAATTACTTAGAGGGAACTTGGTATACAATAAATTTAGCTAGAACAACTTGGCTTGGTGCTTATGTTTACGAATCTCCTATTGCTACTGAGTATAGTAGCTCTACAACAGCCAACGCTACTTCAATTTTAGGTTTAACAGCGGGTGCATCTTTTATTTATGAGCATGAAGTAGGCAACAATCAAGCTGACGGCACAGCAATAACAGCTTTTCTTGAAACAGGATCTGTAGAAATAGCGGACGGTGATCAGCTAATGTCAGTAAGTAAATTAGTTCCTGATTTTGACAATCTTGCAAACACCATGACAGCAAGATTAACACTTGAACAATACCCTCAATCAGCTTCGAATGTACAAACCACTGGCTCTATTACTAGCACTACTGAGAAAATAAGTGTGCGAGGTAGAGGTAGAGCAGTGAAAATAAGATATACAACTAATACAGTTGATGATACACCTTGGAGACTTGGTTCACAGAAATTGCAGATAAGACCAGACGGTAGAAGATAATGGCTAAAATTACAATAACAAGATTACCTAATGCTACACCAGAGTATGATGCAGGTCAGTTTGATCAGATGATAAAATTATTAGATCAAATAATATTATTACTTAACACTAACTATCAACAAGATTTAAAAGAAGAATCAGAATCGGAGAGTTTTTTCCTTGGCTAATACATTTAAAAGTTCAATGGTTGATATGACTTCAACAGATTTAACAACCGTATTAACGGTGCCCACAGCTGATCCTGGTGCTACGCCACCCGTCCCTCCTACAACAGATGTGATAAAATCAATTTTAATTTGTAATGACTCTGGAAGTACGACACTCGTAGATTTAGAGGTAGTAAGATCATCTGCAACTTTCGAATTATTTAAAGCTAAAAGTGTTGCTACAAACACAACGACAGAATTGTTATCGCAACCACTTGTGTTGCAAGAATCTGATGTTTTAAAAGCACAAGCTAATGCTGCTAACCAAGTTCATATAATTGTAAGCTTTATGGAGGTTACAAAAGGTCAACTATAGAAAGGATAAAATGAAACAATTAATTTTTAAATTAATTTGGATGTACATTAAATATGGTATCCACCCAAAAAAAAGGAAGAACTCAATAACAAGAATAAGAAAGGACTAAAATGAAATTACAATCACTATTTATAACGCCAATAATGATAACAAAATTAGTAGGTCATGAAAATTTAGTAAACAGGCTTTATGAGATAAAAATACAAGATGAAAAAGGTGTTCCAAAATCTAATATTGGTGGTTGGCACAGTCACGATGAATTGTATAAAGATGAAAAATTTAAACAAATAACTGGTGATATACTATTTAACGCTAAAGAGTGTTTCAAACATTTAGAATTACAGAATAATATAGATCCAGAATTAACTGGTCTCTGGGCGATAATAAATCCACCAGGTTCACGTAATACTGTTCACACTCATCCTTATAATTTTTTATCTGGTGTATATTACCTAAAAGTGCCACAAAAAAGTGGAAATTTAGTATTTTTAGATCCAAGACCACAAGCTGAAATATTATCTGCACCTGTAAACAAGAATGCCTCTGTGCATTTAACACATAGTGTAAGCTATGAACCAAAGGATAATGACTTGATTTTTTTTCCATCTTGGTTACAACATGAAGTTAAAATAAATAATTCTAATGAAGATAGAATTATTTTAAGTTTTAATATTATGTGGGGACAAAATGCCGATAATTGAACCAGCTAAACTACTAGGACACATCACAACAGAAGATGGTAGAAAAATTCCTAAATACAAAGTAAAAACAGAAACAACAATAACAAATGTAGACACTGGAGCTGAGTACGAATCAGAAGCTGCAGCTCAAGCAGATATTGATGACCCATCATCCTCAACTACTGAAGAAAAAATTAGAAGAGATGTTAAAATTTTTGCACCGTCTTTAGCTGATATGTTAGGAGAAACTCCAGAATAAATGCAAGTTTTTGATAATTTTTTTTCAAAAGACTTACACAAAAATGTTTGGCACAAACTAAGAGAAAGCGAAAAATGGATTTTATCTTACAGAGGTTTGTGGCATTTAAATCATTTAGAAGATGATTCTTTTTTTAGTGATAAGTTACTAAAAGAAATTCATAAAAAATTATCAATTTCGTAGAATATATGCAAACGGACAAACTGCGTGTCAAGTAGGTAATCCTCACACAGATGATGGTAATTTAACTCTTTTATATTATCCAAATTTAGAGTGGCAAGTAGAGTACCAAGGACATCTTTCATTTTTTGATGAAAGAGATGAACTTAAAAATGTTGTAGAATTTAGACCTAACAGGGCTGTATTATTTCCAGCCCATAAAAAACACTGGGGTCAAGCACCTGATAGATCTCTCCCTAAAGGAATGATAAGAATATCTTTAGCTTATAAATTTGATGTTCCACATTAATTAAGATTTTTTACATGAACAATCATCACAACAATGTTTTTCATTATTCTCTTCGTGTCTTTTAACGTCTCTTTCAACTGCCAATAGTCTTTCGTGATATTTGCTCACCTTATCTGCAAGGTAGGCAATGGCTTTATTTAAATCTGTATTTTCCATATTTTCTCCTGTGATTGTTAATTTTGGTGAGAACCTAATGTAAGCATATTTTTATTGTTGGCAATAGTATTTTTTATAATTGTTTTCTTGACAAAAGTTTTGTGCTATAAATATGTAGAAAAGAATGCAAATACTAGAAATATTTCCAGAAGTGGTATATCAAGAAAATTTATCCATTTCTTCCTATGACATTAGTGAGATCAAGTTTGACAAAAATGGATACTCAATAACAGATGTCTTAAATTTAAAACAATTTGCAGATATAAAAAAACAGATAGAAAAACATGTAGAAAAATTTACACATGATGTATTAGGAATATCAACAGAATTATCTTTTTATGTTACAAGATCTTGGATTATAAAATTAAGTAATCAAGATCTTACTTCTCGTTTTCATAATCACACAAATTCTTTTTTTACAGGGGTTTTATATCTTGATTTAGATGAGGATCAAGATTCAATAATATTTAGTAGAGGATCGGATTATCAATATCTTGAATACGATTTTGAAAAACCAAATTTGTATAATCAAAAACGTTTAAGTTTTTTTCCAAGAAAAAATGATTTAATAATGTTTGATGCAAAACTGTATCATCAAATTGGTCCTCACTTAACTGATAACACAAGAATATGTTTAGCATTTGAAGTATTTGCAAGAGGAACATTTGGTAAAAAAAACACATCTCTTGATTATAATAACGGAGCTTTGACTTTAAAATGAAAGCAAAAACAGAAGTTTTTGGAAAAATAGTAAAAAAATATTCCATGCCTTTAGATGCAATTGAAGATTTAAATAATAAATATGAGAGTGAAAAAAGAAGATTAAACTCTTTTGGCCACAGACTTGCTGGTAGATTAGATTCAGAATTAGAATTTACTAATTTATTAGGACAAACTAAAATTTCTAAGAATATAGTAGATTGTATGAATGACTACATGGATACTTTACTACAAGTAGGCTTAATAGAAGATAATCAACAATTAACAATTTTAAGTTGTTGGATTAACGATATGCGTGAAAATGAATATAATCCACCACACACTCATCACAACGGCACTGGTTGGTCTACTGTTTTATTTTTAAAAATTCCAGAATTTGTAAATGATGCAAGAGATCCACATAAATTTAAAGACGGTCAATTAGCTTTTTTAGGAGATAATGGTAGAATTACATGGCATGAACCTAAAGTTGGTGATTTTTACATTTTTGAGGCCATACATACTCACTGCGTTATGCCTTTCAAAACTAAAAACAAAAATGACATTAGAAGATCTATGTCATTTAATTTCATAAAAAAATTGTAAAGATAAATTGTTTAGTAAAAAAATAAATTTTATTGCGGTTAATAAAACGTATTTAGAAGTTTGGCCACATCCAAAACCTGCGTCAAAATTTATACCAGACGAATATAAAAAACTAGAAAGATTTTCAAATAATAATTTACATGCTCCAACTTTAAAAACTTGCATTCCTTTTTTAGATTCTATGACGGCAGGGTACATAATACCTTTTGATCAAGACTATATAATAGATCCTGTGGAAGATGATTTTACTATCACAGCAGCAAATAAAGAAAGTGATAGAGATTCATATCATGAAGGGTCACAGCTTCCAGAAAAATGGAGAAAAACACGTGATGAAAAAGCAGGAAAATTTATTAACAAATGGTTAATTAAAACACCACCAGGTTATAGTTGTTTATTTTTAAAACCGATGAACAGACTTGAACCTAGATTTGATATTATACCTGGCGTAGTTGATACAGACACATATGTTAATACAATACATTTTCCATTTTTATTAAATAAAAAGGATGAGCAATTTATAATAAAAAAAGGTGATCCAATGGTTCAAGTAATTCCATTTAGAAGAGAGCCATGGAAAATGTGGTCAGGTTTTTATTACGAAAAATTACATTTAAAAACATTTAATTTATTAAATAGTAAATGGGTTGATAGATATAAAAAAATGTTTTGGAACAAAAAAGTTTTTAAATGACAAAAATTAATAATATTACAGATTATATAAAATGTTATGAAAATATTTTAGATTTAGATGTCTGTGAACAAATAATAAAAAGTACAAACTTTAAAAATTTTAAAAAAGCTACTGTTGGTGACGACAACGAAACAAGTTACAGAAATTGTTATGTTTCTAAACTAGATAAAGTATATGAGGATAAAATATTTATTGCAGTTGGTAATATACTTAAAATATATTCCGACACATTTAAATTTTTTTCTACAGGACTAACTACTGAAGATACAGGCTACAATCATTTAATTTATAAAGGATCTGAAAAAGGTGAATATAAAACTCACGTAGATCATTTTGATTTACAGCCAAGAGTTTTAAGTTGTTCTCTTATTTTAAATGAAGATTATGATGGCGGTGATTTTTCTTTTTTTAATGATGAATATGTTGTTAAAAAAAAATCTGGTAGCGCTGTCGTATTTCCTAGTAATTTTTGTTTTCCGCACTCAGTTAAACCCGTTTCAAACGGTGATAGACACGCTATAGTTACTTGGATAGTTTAAGAGTAGTTAGAGTCATAGTCTCTCCAGGTTTTTGACCAGGAAAAAGTATTAAAATTGTCTTCATTATTACTTGAATCTGCTGCTTCCCAAGCTGCTAGTTGAGTATTGAATTCAGTTGATCTAGCCGAGTTATGTTCTGCCATTGCCTCTTCAATTTGCAATTGTCTTACACCAGCCCAAGTCAATAAATCTGCAACAGTAGTAGATCCCACTGCATCAGACGTAGCGTTTAAACTTGTGTTACTTGTCATCATACCAGTGCTTGCATCTTTATTTTGAATTTCATTTTGCCCTGGAAGATTATTCCAAATAACAAAATGTATTGTGTTTGGACACCAAGCGTCTACCCAATTTTTTCCTTTATCAGCCCATGGAATATGAAATGAATTATCTACAAGAATACTTTCTCCGTTTGCAATTACAATTTGATCAGCCATAAATTATCCTCAATGTTTTATAATGTAGTTAACAACTACGAAAGGTGAAAAAGAATTAGTTCCTGATCCTGTTACAGTTCCTGATAAAGTTCCCGTCACAGTCCCAGTTAAAGTCCCAGATAAAGTGTGTGAGTGATTGTGACCTGTTCCTGATCCAGTGGTATTTGTCCCACCAGACTCTTGAATCCCTCCTGCGTTATTAAATCTTTTGTAACCAGTAGCCTCTCCATCGTTTACGTTATCTTGAAATGGATGTGGTATGTTTGTTGGGTGGCTGTGTGAAGCTAATTGTGCTTCTGTTAGTGAAGTGTTTGATATGCTACCTGTTACTGTAACTGCTTGGTTATTTGTTAGTGATACACCTTGGTTATTAGTCAAAGAAACTGTTACTGTATTAGCTCCTCCTGTACCTGCTAAATTGTAAGTATTACCATCAAAACCTTGTGGCATTTTACCTTGTAAGTTTGGTACGTTAAAAGTTGTTGAGCTATCACCTGCACCATAGGTTGTAGAAATAACTGCAAATAAATCTGCATATGTTGTTCTTGAAACGGCAGAACCATCACATAATAAATAACCTGCGGGAGCTGTTGTTTTTGTCCAAGGCTTAATAGCCCCTACTTCACTTCTGTTTACTATATCTTGTAAGTTAGCCATAATTAATCGTTATACTTTAATCTCCAACCATTGTCACTGTCATTGTACACCAACGCAAAGCCAGAACCACTAGTTGATACTGTTAAATTAGCCTCAGAACCTTGTATCTTGTGACCGTTTCTATTTACAGTCAAGTTATGAGTTGCAAAAGTTCCTTCTGCATCAATAAATTTTATTTGATCACCAATAGCTGCGGAGCTTGGTAAAGTTATAGCAACCGCTCCTCCATTTGTATCAACAAAAATATTATCGCCTGCTGATGCAGTATAATCAGATGTTTTCTTAATCCATGTTTCACCTAGACCAGCTAGAGTAAAAATATCATACCAATTTGTGCCGTCAGTAGAAACTAATCTATACTTACCATTTGATATTGTAACAGTATTTCCAGTAGCTCCTAATCTTGCTGTAACATCCGCTCCACCTGAGATATTATTGTAAAGTCCGTAAGTTTTTTGTGTAGCTGGAAATTGCACTATGTGAGTAGTAGAAATAGTTCCAGAAAAAATTATTTGGTTTTGTCTTGCTTCATTGTTTGCTTGAGATTGTGGACCATCATTATTTGTTAAAGTTGTGGGTCCTGTGCCAGAAAGAGTTTTTGCATAAACGCCTGCTATTGCAAATTCGAAAACTTGAGAAAAGTTATTGTTTGTAATAGTACCCCAAGTTCCTGAATTTTCTCCAGTCGTTTGTAGCTCTATTCTTAAACCTGTCG